AACACGGGAGCAATCTTTAAAAATGACAAGAAACAAGGTAACCAACCCGACTACCGAGGTAAAGTAAACGTAAACGGAAAAGAAATGGAGATAGCCTTATGGCTTAAAGAATCTTCGAAAGGAACTAAATACTTTTCGTGTTCATTTAGCGAACCTTACGTGAACGAATCCCCGAAACAAGTTCACACGCAAATAATAGAAAAAGACGATTTACCCTTTTAATTATGTTTATAGACGATTACTCACTTCGAAGTTACTTGCGTAAGATTCTCGAAACGAAAACACGGAATCAAATAGTAACCGAAATAAAAGAACGAGGACACAAAATGCACCAATACAACTTAGATAGGTTCTTACTCGGTAAACCCGTAAGTTTAGAAACCGCCAAGAAATTAGACGCGTTTGTTTATCGGTTTTACAATGGATTGCCACCCGAATAAGGTGGCTTTTTTTTATGTTTTGTTGTGATTAGAAATTAATCATTATATTTGACAACAAACTAAGCGTATGGAATGGCTTAAGGATGTGGCAAAAGACCACAAAGAATGGGTAAAATTAGTAAAGAGTTTTGGCGAAGATTTATACGCTGAAGACCTTGTGCAAGAATGTTACTTAAGATTATATAAATACACGAAACCTGAAAACGTAATAACAAATGGTCAAATCAATAAAGGATTTATGTACTTCACTTTGCGTAATATGTATCTTTATGCTATTCGTAATAAAGGAAAGTTTGAAGGGTTTGATATTGAGGCGATACAAATAAAAGACGAACCAAGTCAATTAGATAAACACGAAGCCTATTTAAAGATATTGGGTAAAATAGAAAACGAAGTAGATTCGTGGCACTGGTACGACCAAAAGTTATTCGAACTATATCGCGACACGGATTTAAGCATAAGAGATATTGCAGCCGAAACGAAAATAAGTTCAAGTAGCATTTTTAACACGCTAAAGAACTGCAAACAAAAAATAAGAATAGCCGTTGGAGAAGATTACACGGACTACAAAAACGAGGATTACGAATTAATTAAATAAATAAGTTATGGGAAGACCAAGAAAAAAACAAGCGGAAGGATTAGGCGACACCGTCGAAAACATTTTAGAAGTTACAGGAATCGCAAAAGTTGCTAAATGGGTAATGGGCGAAGATTGCGGGTGCGATGAACGCAAAGCAAAACTTAACGAACTTTGGAGATATAAGAAACCTGAATGCCTAACGGAAGACGAATACGCTTACTTAGATACGTTTTACAACCGTGGACGTAGCAGTGTAAGTCCAAGCGAACAACGGGAGTTACTAAAGATTTACAACCGAGTTTTACACGAACGAGTACAACCAACTTCGTGCGGTTCTTGCTTACGTGAAATAGTAAACAAACTTAATCAACTTTACGCAGTATATAAAGCCGAACAAGATGCCGATACCGAAGCCGAATAAAGACGAATCTAAAAAAGAATTCGTGCAACGTTGTATGGTAGACGACGTAATGGTAAAAGAATACGATAACACCGACCAACGTTTGGCGGTTTGTTCGTCTACTTATGAAGAAAACTTATCAAAACACGAAAACAATGGGAAGACCGTTAGGAAGCACTAAAATACAAAGTCCCGAACACCTTTGGGATTTATTCCAAGAGTACAAAAGACAAGTAAAGCAAAACCCAATCCTTAAACATACATTCGTAGGTAAGGAAGGAAGAAGCGAATATAGCGAACTGGAACGTCCATTAACCATAGAAGGCTTTGAATGTTATTGCGCGGACTTAGGAATAATACAAGACCTATCTAATTATTTTGCCAATTCGAATAATAGATATAAGCGTTTTTCCACTATCATTACGCGTATACGCAAGGAAGTTCGAAACGACCAAATCGGAGGTGGTATGGCAGGGATATACAACCCAAGCATTACGGCGCGTCTAAATAACTTGGTAGAGAAAAAAGAAATTACAAACGTAGAGCAACCATTATTCTCCGATGTTCAGGAAGACAACGGCAATCAAGAAGATACTGAATCTTAAGAAACGAATTAAGATTATTCAAGGGGGAACTTCGGCAGGTAAGACCTTTGGAATTCTACCCGTATTAATTGACCGAGCTGCACGAACTGAAGGAATCGAAATAAGCGTCGTTGCGGAAACTATACCACATTTAAGAAGGGGTGCGTTAAAGGACTTCTTAAAGATAATGAAATGGACGGGCAGATTCTTCGAAGATAGGTTTAACAAATCTTTACTTCGTTATGAGTTCGCAAATGGTTCGGTTATCGAATTCTTTTCCGCAGACGATTCAAGTAAACTCCGTGGTGCAAGGCGCGACATTCTTTATATTAACGAATGTAATAATGTAACGTTTGACGCTTACAACGAGTTGGCTATACGAACACGGAAGGAAGTTTATTTAGATTTCAACCCTGCTAACGAATTTTGGGTACACACCGAACTAAAAGACGAACCCGACTCGGACTTTTTAATTTTAACTTACAAAGATAACGAAGCCTTAGACCAAAGTATAGTAGAACAAATCGAAAAAAACCGAGACAAAGCAAAGACAAGTTCTTATTGGGCGAATTGGTGGAAAGTTTACGGCGAAGGACAACTCGGAATGTTAGAAGGGGTTGTTTTCAGTAATTGGAAAATAATTGACACGATACCAAAAGAAGCGCGGTTGTTAGGTATAGGACTTGACTTTGGATATACAAACGACCCGACCGCGATAATTGAAATATACGCATACAACGGGCAAAGAATAGTAAACCAATTAGTTTACCAAAACGGATTAGTCAATAGTGAAATAGCGAAGCGCCTACCAAAAAACGTAATAGTATATGCGGATTCTTCCGAGCCGAAATCAATCGAAGAAATAAGACGCTTAGGAATAACAATTAAAGGAGTAACCAAGGGCAAGGACTCAATTAACTACGGAATCGATGTAATGCAGCGCCAAGATTATTTAATAACAAGCCAAAGCGTGGATTTAATCAAAGAACTTCGTTCGTATATTTGGGACACGGACAAAACGGGAAGAAGACTAAGACATCCTATAGACTTTAATAACCACGCAATAGACGCACTACGTTACCACGAAATGGAAACACTTGGAATAGGCGCAACATACGGAAGCTATGCAATACGATAAAACTAACGATATGCAGGTAATGATTTCACGTGTGGAATCTTACATATACGAACGAACGGGCAAACGAGTTAGAATTGTATTTAACAATATGGCACGATTTACCGCTCACTTTGATATGCTTATTAAGGCACACGAACACGTTATGAATTACAAAAACACGAATAAATAATTATAACTATATGAAGTTAGAAATAACCGTACCAAGTTCAATTAGTGAAATCCCTTTAGTGAACTATCAAAAGTTCCTGAAGTTGCAGCAATCTTCAAACGATGAGGAATTTATAGCGCAGAAAATGATAGAGATATTTTGCGGAATAGAACTAAAGGACGTTGTTAAAATGAAACTAACAAGCGTTAACGACTTAATAGTTCACTTCCGTAATATATTCGCGGAAAAACCAAAGTTTAAGCCTACGTTTAAGATTAAAGACCTTGAGTTCGGGTTTATTACCGACCTTGAAAACATAAGTTTCGGGGAATACGTGGACTTGGATAACTACTTAGCGAAGTGGGACGATTTCCACAAAGCTATGGCGGTAATGTACCGACCTATTAAATTTAAAGACGGAGAAAAATACGAAATAATTGAATACACTGGCGCAGGGGAATACGGCGAGTTAATGAAGTTCGCGCCTATGGACGTAGCAATATCGGCTTCGGTTTTTTTTTGGACTTTAGGAAGCGAGTTATTAAACGCTACCCTAAACTATTTAGAGACGGAGTTGAAGAAGATGAGCGAGACCGAACAAGCGACTTTAGCGCACGAACTCAATTCGGTAAAAAGTGGGGTTGGTATTCAATCTACGGACTTGCTAAGGGAGACCTTACAAGATATGACGAAGTTACTAAATACGGATTATATAAGTGTCTTACCTATCTTACATTCGAAGCAGAAAAAAACGAAATTGAATTAATGGAAATTAAAAAGAATAACAAATGAATGGTTACTACTCCTTACTAAACGAACTTAACACCCACTTTACAACCGATCCGTTGGTTAATACTATTACGCAAGGTTCGATATTTAACGTGGATTTAGGTAAACAAAATTTATTCCCGTTGGTTCACATTATGGTAAACCAAGTTACGTTTAACGACAACGTAATGACTGCTAATGTAACGTTAATGGCTATGGATAACGTAAGCCAACGTAAAGAAGAACCGACAACAAAGTTTGAAACTTCGGACAACGAAATAGACGTACTTAATACGCAGTTAGCAATTTTGAACCGAGCGTTTGAAATGCTTAAACACGGAAATATATGGGATAATCTTTACCACTTGAACGGTGCGCCAGTATGCGAACCTTTTGTAGAACGCTTTGAAAATTACTTAGCAGGTTGGGCAATGACTTTCGATGTGGACTTCCCGAACGATATGACACGCTGTTAATGGAAAAGGAGTTACAACTTAAAGCACTCGATGAATTTCGCGACTATGTAATAGCAAAGGCGAAAAGCAACCTACGCAGTAAAAATGCTTCAGGTAAACTTAAGCAGTCGTTAGGCGCAGAAATAAAAGTAATGCCTAACTCAATTCGTTTTTTCTTTGAGATGGAAGAATACGGATTTTATCAAGACCAAGGAGTTCGCGGTGTACGAAGCGGAAGAAGTTTAAGCGGTTTTAAGTTTGGTTCAGGAACGGGTAAAAAAGGCGGTTTAACTGAAGGCATTAAGAAATGGGTTAAGCAAAGACGAATCCAATTTAGGGACGACAATGGAAGGTTCTTAAGTTCTAACGCTACGGCAATGATTATTACGCGTTCAATTTGGCAAAAAGGAATAAAGCCTTCGATGTTTTTTACTAAGCCGTTTAAGTACGCATTTAAGAACTTACCTAACGAATTAATAGACGCTTACGGACTTGAAGCGCAAGAAACTTTTGATACGATAATGAAAGAAAATTTTAAGAATTATGGCTACTAACATTTACGCACGTTCACCATTTATTATAGAGGTTAACGAAGTAGGGCAATCAGGAAGTAAAGTTGAACTTTACATTTACCAAAACGGGACAACACCGCCGACAGCGCCAAGCTACACACTACAAAAGTTAATCCCTGCAAGTAACAACCTGCAAACACTTTACAACATTTCTCCGTATTTACTTGAGAACATAAGCCACGACGCATTTATAAATAATTACGCAACGGATTCGGCCTTACTAAATGTTAATCAATACGTAATGGTTGACGTAAAGCGATATAAGTTAGTTTTAAGCACTTACGTTTTGTTAGATACATTTACGTACCGAGCGTTTGACGGTTACGGATATTATTCGGAAGGGATGAACCCAATGCAGTTGGAAAATTACCATCTTGATGAACAAAATTATTACTATTGGGCGGACGCAAATAACAACCCTTCGGTTAATCCACTTGAACGAGCGGGAACATTTACGGCTACCTTACAAACAATTCACACGGTAGAATACGAACAACTACAAACGGGTTTAACGCATTCTTACGCGATAACTTCGGACAATACTTACAACCTATACCGAGTTTACCCAAGTTACTATCTAACTGGTAATATCTTACGAATTAAACAAGGCGCAATAGTTCTTAAAGAATATACGTTTTACCCAATGGAAGAATGTTTGTACACTCCCGTAGTAATTGACTTCATAAACAAATACGGCGCGTGGCAACGTGAATTTATGTTTAAGGCTTCTTACGAAAGTTTAACTACTTCGGCAACCGAGTTTAACTTAATGCAAGAATTCTCAAGTCCTTTCGCCAGTTACAATACAAACCTAAACCAACGACAAACATTTAACACAAACGGGTTAATATCTTACCGAACTAACACGGGTTGGGTTGACGAAAGTTTTAACTCAAACATTCAGCAATTACTTTTAAGCGAACGAATTTTATTAGACGGGCAACCCGTTAAAATGAAAACAAAGGAATTCGAAAAACAAAAGAACATCAACAACAAGAAAATAAATTACGTTCTTGAATTCGAAAGTTCAACCGACCTTATAAATAACGTTATCTAATGAAAAGACAAGTTCGAATCTTTGTTGAAGGTAGAGAGTTAGATTTATTCTCGGATGAAACAATCGAAGTAAATTCTACAATCCAAAACATTCAAGATATTTCTAAAACGTACACGGACTTTTCGCAGTCGTTTACAATACCAACGAGCGCACGAAATAACGCTATTTGGGAGTACTTTTACGAAAACGCGGTTAATAGTTCAATCAACTACCAAGAACGCTTAGACGGGTACATTGAAATAGATATGACGTTTTTCCGCAGGGGTAAAATCCAAATGGAAAAGAGCCAACTAAAAAACGGACAACCGAATTCATATACGATAACTTTTTACGGAGACGTAACCACGTTAAAAGATATTATTGGCGAAGACCTATTAAGCGACCTTGATTATTCAACCGTAAACCACGACTACACATTTAACGAGGTGTTTCAACGAATAATTAATTACGGAACTGATTGGGATGTATGTTACCCGTTAATTACTTCTAATCGAATTTGGGAATACTTATCAACCGCACCCGTTGGTAATGTTCCGAATTGGTTAGTTCCGTTTTTAGGCTCAAATTCAAACGATATTCACACGAATTCTGGCGCGATAAATTACACGGAGTTATTTCCTGCATTACGGGTAAAATCAATTTTCGATATTATCGGCTTGCAGTATGGAGTAACTTTTAACGGCGCATTCTTGACTGACCCGAAGTTTACGCAGGCTTATATTTGGTACAAGAATAAAAACGACTTTGAATTTAGTGGGCAACCGCAACAACTTGACTTAGATACTATCATAAGTTCTTATATTCCAACTTACCCACTTAACCTTTATGTTGATTCTTCGTTAAACCAAATTACCACCCCGTATTTTAACGGCGCTGTTTGGCTTCAACACGTAATTACGTTGGACGTTACTTCGGTAAGTTCTCCGACCACAACTTATTGGATTGACACGTATAGAAATGGCGCTTTGTTTTCTACAACTCAAGGCACTGGCACGGCTATTTACGGACTTGCTAACGTGCCAAATGTTTTGGGACTTAACGATGTTTGGGAATTTTATATTCGTTCTAATTTCCCGTTAACGTTTGATTCCGAAATTCAATACGAAGTTACTTACATAACTTCCGTAAATCCGATTCCGACAACGGAGTACATTCGATATTCAAACATAACATTAAACCTTTCAGCATTTACCGACTTAGCGCAACTTGCGCCACAAATGAAGATTCAAGATTTTATCGCAGGAATCTTAAAGCAATTTAACTTAACGTGTTTTGGTAGCGGTGTAAATGAGTACACGATTATTCCTTTAGACGATTGGTACGCTACGGGCGCAATTATAGATATTACCGAGTTCACGGATAAAACCGAAATCGGAATAGACCGAGTAAAACTTTACAAAAAAATCGGGTTCGCCTTTGAGCAATCCAACTCGTTAATGAATAAAGCCTACTTTGAGCAAGGCTTAAAGGAATACGGAAACACGGAATACCAATACCCATACGACGGTGGAGAATTTACGATAAAAGTTCCTTTCGAAAATCTTTTGTTTAACCAATTTACGCATTTAGGAACTCCAACGGGTTTACAAGTCGGATATTCGTTAGACCAAGCCTACGCGCCTTATATTCCAAAGCCGTGTTTACTTTATAAGTATGGCGGTGTCAACATAGCGCAACACGTACATTTTACGGACGGGATTAGTTTATTTCAAACAAACGACTATACGATGTTCGGACAAGATTTAACGGACAACGGAATAAAGTATTCGACAAACTTTGCGCCCGAAACTTCGTCTTATTGGTTAACACCTATTCAACAAAGTATTTTCGCTACGTATTATTTTCCGTATTTAACTAACTTATTCAACCCTAAGAACCGACTAACAACCGTTAAAACGAATTTACCCGTTTCGATTCTTACAAGCCTTCAACTTAATGATAGGTTAATTATTCGCGACAAGCGTTATCTAATTAACGAAATGAAAACGAACTTAGTAACTGGAGAAACTACCTTTCAACTATTAAACGACTTTATGCCGTTATTCCCCGTTCGTGTCATTCAAACAAGTCCTTCGCAAGACGATGTAACCGTACCAATTACGCTACCTAATTTCGCAACGTTAGTTAACTTTAGTTCTTCAAATACCGCAGTACTTATTACACCAAGTTCTATACGCGCTTCACAAACGATTAATATCAATTTACCAAGGGTTGTAGCAGACGAAGAAGAAACAAACGAAGTTATCTTTATTGATTGCGAATATATATATCAAGACGGAAGCACACAAACAAGCCAAATCGTAATAATAAGAATATGATAAACCAAATAGTACAACTTTTACAAGTAGCGGAATTCGTAGGCGAACACGAATACATAGAAATCGCAAAAGGTAAATACAAACTACACGACAAAATTAAACCCGCGTACAAACAAATGCTTCGGGAGTTATTAATAAAGAAACTAGAAAAAAATGGCGGAAAAACGAACGATTGAACTTGAAGTAAAAGACAACGTAAAAAGTCTAAAGGCGCAATATAAAGAAGCGGTTGTAGAACTTCAACGAGTTTCCGCAGCCTACGGAGAAACTTCAGACGAAGCAATACGGGCAGCCAAGGCAGCCGCACAACTTAAAGACCAAATCGGATTTACCAACGATTTAGTAAACTCATTTAACCCTGACGCTAAATTTAACGCATTAAGCAAGTCGTTCGGTGGGGTTCTTGACGGATTCCAAGCGGTTGAGGGTGGCTTAGGTTTAATCGGAGTTGAAGGCGAATCGGTGCAACAAGCTATGTTAAAAGTTCAAAGCGCTATGGCCTTTTCGCAAGGTGTTCAAGGGTTAATGGAAGCAAAGGATTCATTTAAGCAACTTGGAAGCGTAGTTAAAGACGTAGTGGCGCAGTTATTCAAAAAGAACGCAGTAACGGCTGCGGGTGCAGCAGTAGATAAAACGAATGTACTTACAACGGGCGCTCAAGCGATTGCTTCAAGTGGATTAGCCACGGCTCAAGGCGGTGTCGCAGTTTCCACGGGAGTAGCGAGCAACGCGATGAAGTTATTTAGGATTGCTTTGATTTCCACGGGTATTGGTGCAATCGTTGTTGCGGTTGGTTTATTAATTGCCAACTTCGATAAGTTAGTAGAAGGGGTAATGTGGGCGCGTGAAAAGTTTGAGAAATTAGGCACGGGAGTTAAAATTTTAATTTCGGTAATGTTTCCGTTTATTGGTTTAATTTACGGAACTATTAAAGCGTTAGAATACTTTGGGATTGTTGACGATGTTAACACGGCCAAAATGAAAAAGAACGCTCACGACCATACGGAAGCGGTTATAAAAGGCGCAGATAAACGAGCAAAGGCAATTAAAAAAGAACAAAGCCAAAACGACGCTAAAGCACAACGCGAAATAGATTTAGCAAAGGCTTCAGGAAAAGCCACCTACGAAATGGAACTATCCAAGGCTAAAGCACATTTAGCCAGTGGACGAGTTTATTTAGAAGTTCAAAAATCCAAAATGAAGGCAATGAAAGCCGAAATGGATTTATTATTAGCTACCGAGGACGAAGATTCCGACCGATATAAAGAGTTAAAAAAACGAGCGGAAGCGGTTAGAAAAATAATGGACGAAACCTACAAAGACAACGTAGATACTAAACACGCTATCGCAGTAATGGAGGCCGAGCATAACAAGGAAATGGCGGACAAAGCCAAAGAAGCAGGAGATAAAGCAAAACAAACTGCGGAACAAAACCGAAAGGCTTACATAGACAACTTAAAAAAACAATACGAAGACCAAACCAAATTAGAAGAAGAAGCCGAAAACCAAAAACTTGCGTTAATGGAAGACGGAATAGAAAAAGAAAAAGCAATACGACAAGACGCTTATAACGATTACCGAGACAACTTCCTAAAAGAACGAATAGCAGATGAACAAGCCGCTTTAGATAAACAATACGAATCGGGTAAAATCAGTCGCGAGGAATATAACAAACAACTCGAAGATTTAAGGGTAAACGCTGAATCTAAACTAACCGAGCAAGAACGGCAAATACTTGTAAACGCTAAAGAACTTTTGAACAAGGACTTGTTAGCAATAGACGAAAAGCACCAAGCCGAAGTTCTTAAACGAACTCAAGACTTCCAAAAGAAGGTACAGGACGAAGAAAAGAAACGAAACGAGGACTTTTTGAACCAAGTCGAAAGCCTACAAGAATTAAACTACCAAGCCAGTTTAAGCGACCAAGCAAAAGAACTTTACTTAATCGAAGAAAAGTACGCAGAAATGCAACGAATGGCGCAGGGTAACGCAGACGCGGAAAAAACAATAGCCGAAGCCAAAGGGCGCGAACTTGAGGATATAAACAAGAAATACGCAGACCAAGAAAAAGCACGTAAAGAAGAAGCCATTAAACGAGACGCGGATTTAGCAAAACAAGGATTAACTTTGATTTCAGACCTTACGGAATTATTTGGTAAGAAGGGAGAAAAACAAGCGAAACGAGCATTCCAAATTAAAAAGGCTGCAAGTATATCAAGCGCATTAATAGACACATTCTTAAGCGCGCGTTCGGCTTATTTATCGCAGTTTACACCCGTTCCCGACCCGTCTTCGCCAGTTCGTGGTGGTGTAGCCGCAGCCATAGCCGTAGCAAGTGGATTGGCGGGAGTTGCTAAAATTGCTTCGCAAAAGTTCGAAGGTGGTGGTTCTGCTACGGGTGGTGGTGGTGGTAGCGAAGGTGGTGGTGGTGGTGGTATGTCGGGCGGAACTCAAGCGCCTTCCTTTAATGTCGTAGGTAATAACGGACTTAACCAACTTTCGCAACTTCAACAACAACCTACACAAGCGTACGTGGTAAGCGGACAAGTAACAACGGCGCAAAGTTTAGACCGTAACCGAATACAAAACGCAACACTTTAACCAAAAATAAATTATTAAGATATGAGAATTATCGAATTAATCATAGACGAAAACGACGAGCAAAGCGGAATAGACGCGGTAAGCGTTGTTAAATCTCCTGCAATCGAAGAAAACTTTGTAGCCTTAAATAAACACGAAATCGAGCTCAAAGAAGTTGACACCGAGAAACGTATTCTTATGGGTGCAGCTTTAGTTCCAAATAAACAAATTTACCGACGAAACGCAAAGAACGAAGAATACTATATTTACTTTTCAGCGGACACGATTCGAAAAGCAAGTGAATTATTTTTAATGCGCTCAAACCAAAACAACGCGACTTACGAACACGAAAAAAAGTTAAAAGGTTTAAGCGTTGTTGAATCTTGGATAATCGAAGACGAAAAAAAGGACAAGTCGAACCTTTACGGATTCTCACTACCAAAAGGAACGTGGATG